ATATCCTCCACAAGGACAGTCATATCTACACACTTCCCCACAGTTACATCCACAGTGATCTATCATAGGTCTTAAGTCAGTGTCCTTGTTAGCCTCTGATGTGAACTCAGGATATAAGTCCTTATTAGCTATCAAGTACCTGGTGAGTCGAGTCTCAAAGAAGGATGCCTTCTGAGCATAGTGCTCCATGCCAAAGGCTACCTCACTGCGAGTAACTGAGCTTGAGAAGTCACCGAACTGAGTCTGCAGTCCTTTATTCTTAAGTTGATATGTCAAACCAAATACAGCATCCTCTGCACTCCTCCACGCCACTACAGGCTGAATGTATGATACAAGTACTTCCTCATCATTAGTCAATGTCTGAGCATTATACTTAGTGAGAAGGTAGTTATAGAACACAGTGCCTAAGATAGGCATCACTCTGAGCTGTGCTTGAGTAGCGATATATGGTGTCACATCTGTCACATCAACATTGGCTGTGATAGGTGTGTTAGTCTTTAAGTAGTTCTCTGTTATAAAGTAGTTCATGGTGCAGGTGTTGTAGGGTTGTCACTTGCAATCACATCTCCACCCTCAATTGGAGGTAAAGATGCAAGAGCTCTTATCTCATTAGGTGTCATCTTCTCAAGTACCTTAGTAGCTACCAATGGGCTCAATGAGTTCAATGCATCAGATGTCTTAGATGTATCTCCCTCAAGCTCTATGATGGTCTCATTAATGATTTGGAAGTTGTTAATTGAGAACTTACCTGGTATCTTAGCAATAGCCATTATCTCATTGACTATCTCCTCAACCTGCTTTCTCAATGGCATTACTACGTTTTTCTCAAACACAACATAAGCCTGCTTGATATCACTGCCTGAGCCAAGAGCTCCTTGAGTACGCACTCCCATTAATATAGGGTCGATGGTATGAGCAAAGCATATCTGCTCTGTGTTGAGAGATGATGCCTCTTGGAAGAGCTTATCATTGCTGTTTGTAGGTAGGCTCTCTATCTTAGGGAGTTGATCTTGATTGTTAGCAAAGAATGCAACAGCCTTCCCTGCATTAGCAGCTCCTTTCAACCTATCAATGGTCTGTTTAATCATGTGTTTCTCCTCCTCTGACTGTGGTCTCTTAGGGAACATCATGGCAAAGGATGGAAAAATTGAGTTTTGGATGTTACTCTTAGCGAAGTAGCTTAGCTCACCTGATAAGAACGCAAAGTTCAAAGCACTTGTGTACTGTGGTAATGGATACCACTCCTGACCCAAGGTCATAACCTCATAGCAGTACAGCTGTTCTGAGTCAGTACAGGTAGGATGATACTTTTTAATCTCTCTCACATCAATTCGAGCTGTCCAATCGTCACAAAGGAAGTAGGTATTCTTATCTCTTGACACTCTAACTCTCTCAGGTGAGATATTCTCTACCTTATAAACCTCTCCTTTCTTATTATAACACAGCTTGAAGTACACTCTATGATGTACTATGAGTTGCTGAGCTATAGCCTTAATGGTTTTACCTAATTTTAGCTTTCTCTCAAAGGTATATAAGCTGAGCTTATCCTCATTTGACATTTTCTCAGTCTCAATAGTGTATCCTCCTCCTGTTGCTGAGTTAGTCTTAAAGTCAACTATAGCACCATGCAATGGAGATGAGTAGTACATCTGATTAAGTAGCTCAGGATAGAGGTTATCTTGACCAAATGGGATGTATCCTGCTATCTGATAGCGGCCATTCACATAAGGAAGTGATAGATTAGCACCTCCCACCTTCTGAAATGGAGTACTAAAAGACTGATAGCCCTCCACTATCTCAGGAGCTTGGGCTGTTTTGTTTGAAAAAATGTTATACCATGCCATTAGTCATAGATTGAATTAACTGTTATACCTGCCACTACCATGCGGCCTTCCTCAATCATGTTCAATCCTGTTGGATCAAGTGTTGATACAGGGCTTTCATACACCTTATACTTATACTGACCTTTAACAAGCTCAACATCTGTAGGCTCTTCAAGTGTGAACAGGTTATATCTTGATGGCCATGCAGAAGTGTCAGCTCCTATCCAATAGATAGGGTTGCTTGACGTATCAAACTCATCCTCAAACTCAAATAAATAGTAAGGATTGGAGATTGTTGTAACCTCTGTAAGTGTCAACACAAAGGTGTTAACTGTATCCTTCTCAAGATATATCATACCTATATTGTATCTCAAAGATATATTTATTAAAAAAGCCCCACAAAAGTGAGGCTCTTAGTTTATAATCTATGGCAAGATTAAAGGAGTCCGGCAATAATAGCAGGGTCAACCTCATATGCCAAAGTAGGGTTCTCAGCTACCAAAGTAACTGAATACTTACTACCATCTGCACGCGTTGTACCTGAGCCTTCACCTGTTGCAGATAACTGCAAGTAAGGGAAGTACCAATACTTACCATTAGCATCTTGAACGATACCTGCTAAGTACTGCTGTCCTGCTCCTAATATGTTAATAGCTTTTGATTTATCTTGGTCTCTTCTGTGGAACATCAAATTGATAGTTGAAGTCACATAAGTAGAGCCATTGATTAAGTCAATAGCTGACTCCTCAGTGTATGAGGATACGTTGCGTCTGAACTCTAACTCAATGAAAGTATCTCCACCTGTTATAAGTGGTAAATTGTCAATAGTCCAATCATTTGGAGCAGCATCTAATGTGATACCTGCCTCATCAACTTGATCTTGTCTATTCACATAGAATTTATAGATACCTCCTGAGTTGTTGTCACAGCCTTTTAAAATTGTTTCTAAACTTACACAGCTCATTTTAGTTGTTTTTTAATGTTTTAAAATAGGGGGTATTGCTACCCCCGTTATATATAAGGGAGAGATTAGTCGAAACAAACGTTGTAAAGAACTATCTCAGATGGGTTAACATAGTGGAATCCTACCTTCATGTTAGCACGAGTTCTTAAGTAAGGCTCAGCAACTGAATCAGATAAGTTAACAGCTTTCAATGCTTTGTCATCACCTTCAGCATCAAATGCATAGATAAGGTTATTTTTCAAAGTCAACAAGATAGTGTTATCTGGCATACCTTCACACACAACAACATTGATTCCTAAGAATGTCAAAGCTAATGGAGTAGTAACATAAGTTAATGTGTTACCTGTTGCAGCAGCAAGCTCATAAGCATTAGCTACATTAGTAGATACATACAATCTTAAGTCAGCTTTCTTACGGATGATAGATGCAGGAGCTTGAGCAAGTACGTTAGTTAACTCATCAATCACATTTGATTGAGTGATAGCACCATTGTACAATCCATTCACAGCAACATCTCCACACAACTGAACTAAGTATCCATTACAAAGTGATAATAATGCATCCTCAGATGTAGTATCACCTTGCCATCTCAACAATTCTAAATCTTGACCGATAGTCATAGCCATCTCATTCCAATAGTATGACATGAAAGATGCAACAGTGAAATCACCATTAGAACCTTTTGCCATTTGTAATGCTAAGAATGACTGCTCTAAGTCAAACTGACATAGTTGAGCCATTGCAGACAAAGGACATACGTCAATGTCAACTGCATCTAAGCTGTCAGTTGGAGCTGAGAAGTTACAGTTTGATGCTTGTAAGATATTACCAAAAGTTACAGTTGCCAATTTAGTTTTTGACTTGATACCTGGTAATGTACGAAAGTTAGAAGCAATATCCTCTTGAGTAAGATACGCTTTGGAGTAGAACTCCTCAGGGTTAGCACAAAGCAATGCATTTGTTTCAACCTCTAAATCAAATTTTAAGTTACGGTTCATTTTATTTGTTTTTTGAAAATTTTACGAATTCTTTAAAGAGTTCCCTTGAACTCATTTTTTCTTTTTTAGCCTCAATCTCAATCTCCTCCTCTTCTCTTGGAGCAAGGTACTCCTCAACTTGGTTCTTAAGGTCAGCTATGATAGCAAGGATTTGATTCACTTGCTCTTCAAGTACAGGTGATACTATAGCAAGTACAGCCTCAGCATCAGTAGTGACATCAACTGCCATCTCAACATCCTCTGCAGCAGCATCTGCCTCTTCCTCTTGTACA